AACATGAGTAAATGGAAATTTTGGAAAAAAGTGACCGAAGCGGAAACTGTACAATCAAAGGTAAAGTATTGCTGTAACTGCGGTGGTAAGGTTATGCGACAGACTACATTGGATGAGTTCTTTGACATGACTCCTCCATCACAGAAGCGATTGACAGACTACGAGATGACTGAAAGCGTGGGCTTTGGTAACACTCCACGTAAGTACAGGGGGATGATTTGATGCCTCGCCCTTGCGCCAAGCGTGGGTGTGGTTTACCTGCACATCGTGGCTTCCGCTTCTGTGCAGGTCCAAGATGTTCTGAATTATGGAAGAAGAAGGAGGAAGAGGAATGAGTACAATAGAAGACAAAGTATGTGAGAAGATTCAAGGTCGAGCCGAAGTCGGTTTGAAGAAGTATGGCGTGAGCATGGCTGATGAAGTTCTGTCGCTACGTGAGTGGCTCATTCACCTCCAAGAAGAGTTGATGGATGCGGCTGTGTATGTTGAAAAATTGATAGGAGAGGTGACCGATGAGATGGAATCCAACAGGTGATGACTCACGTCAAACCATTGAAGAGTACAATGCTGAAACAGGCCATAGAGAAGAAATGCTGTGGCATCAAAACAGCACGTATGCATGGAATCCAAACCTGCAAGACGGCACTATCTTGAGAGTCACGAAGTCAAGCATGGGTACATTCAGTTGGTGTCGCCAACAGTACTACCTTGAGAAATTCAAGGGACTGCGAGGCGAGAGCCGATATTATCACACTCGTGGACTGAACATACACGACATGATGGAGTGGTTTTGGGAGAACATATCGAAGGAGCAAGAGCAACAAGTATTGACCCTTGCTGAATCAGATGATGAAGCAGGGCGTGCGCTACTCCACAGTTTTATTCCACAGCCTCCTGAACCGTACGAGTACGGTGAGGAGGAACAGATTCGACAATGGGTTGATTGGCAATACAATCGACTCATCATTACACAAGGTAAGAAGTGGCGACCTGCTGGTGTTGAGGCAAACGTACATGCTAACCGCTACGTTGTTATTGATGATACACCAGTGAAAGTACACCTATCGGGATTTATTGACACGCTGTTCCCAAGCGAGTCTGATGGCTATGCGCTCATGGAATTGAAGAGTGGTAAGTACAACAAGAGCAAACCTACGAACATGCGTAAGGAGATGGCTTTCTACAAGATGATGCTTGACCACAGTCCACACCATGAGTATCTTCCTATCACCCACTGGGGATGGGAGTTTCCGGGTGGGGGTATCGAGGGCGGTACTGGTCCAGCCATTCACTACGAATCAGCAACAAACAAGACAGGAAGCAACGCAGTCAAGAGCGTGGAGCGTACACTGGAGAAGATGGTGCGAGCGCACATCGCTATGGAGTTCCCGCCCGACCCATACTTGGGCAGACTGATAAAGGGTGTACCCCTTGAAGAACAGAAACTCAAATGTAACTGGTGCGACTACAAAGACCACTGCGAGTTTTGGTCGGTAACAGATGAATATTTAGACAAGATAATGGAGGACGAACAATGAAAGAAGCAACAATAGCAATAGAAAAATACCTATCGGAAAAAGTGGACGAAGAACACATTGTACACATCGCTGTGCAAAAAACTGGCAACTTACCAAATCGAGTTCCTTTTACTTGTAATGTATTTCGCCAAACGACGCTTGACAAATTTTTGGAAGAAGAAACGGGTTATCCTGATTTCGTTGGACCGTATCACATTCATTACACTGTACATGCAAGATACCTCAAGCCTGAAAAAATCAATCAACTGATGGATGATATGGCTGAACATCTTGATGCCATGATGTTTCTTAAGCGGTGATTGTATGCCCTTTGTACCGATAGACTTCCCTCGTGAGGTCTTAGAACTCCCTGCCAATGGCATGAAGGGTTGGCGACGTATTGTACGCAACGCTGATGAGTTGCAACAGTACTGGAAAGGAAAGAACGGTTCGGGCAACGTATACTTCACAGCGTACGGTTACAATGAAACGCAAGCACCGAAGCATCACCGAGTCGATTACAATACTCCGAAGATACATCACTTCGTTATGGACTTTGATTGTAAAGACTTCAAGAATCGTGGTGCGGAGGTACACTTTGAAGTGCCTCAAGAGGAGGTGCGCCGTCTTCATCAGCACTTGCAGGGCAAGAACATTGAACACTTTGTTTGGTTCAGTGGTGGTGGTTTCCACGTATGGGTTCCGTTTGCCGAATCAATAAATCCGACAAGCGGTTCTGAACTTTCAAGAGTAAAGTATTCAGGTGCAATGCTATTGAACCAGTGGGAGAAAGACATCGGTGGACTGCGGTGCAATGACCCAACAGTAGCATTCGATACCAGTGGTATGATTCGTATTCCCAACTCGTACAATGCAAGACGAGATTGTTGGTCGATACCACTGTCAAGCGAAGACCTGATGACCCTCTCGTATGATGAACTACAAGACAAGGCAATGGATGCACACGAAGGCTACATCAGTATGGGTGGTGAGCCGTTGGAGTTCAAGATAGTTGAGAACCAACTGATGACAATGAACGACATCAAGCCCGTTGATTTACCAACCATATCCTATGATGACATTCACATTCTTCCCTGCTTGGCACAAGCGGCTATGGGTGGGGGCAACCCCACCGACCGAGCAAGATACCACTTCGTATCGTACCTTGCTGACCGCTTCCGCATGTTCTTTCCCGCATGGAAGGTCAAGGAAGAAGACAGGATGAAACATGTTGAACCAATTGTAAGTATTTGCTCACAACAAAACTGGGTAGACTTTGACCGTGATTATACGACAATGCGTGTGTCACACATTGTAAAGGCGGGTCACACTCATGCTACCTGTGCTTCATTGTACAATGAAGGATTATGCGTCGGTAAATGTAATTACTATGATGGGACGGGTGGTTTATGATGCCGTCTGTTCCGTGTACTATCTGTGGTGGTAATAGAGGCACTGTGATACCAAGTCGTTACTTTGAAGGCTATGTACGAATTTGTTATGCGTGTAAAGGTAAGAAAGAAGTGCAAGAAGAGTATCATTGTGAATCCATTACAGCAAGAGGAAAAAGATGTAAACAATTTAGAATTCAGAATAGTTTATTTTGTAACAATCACCAAAAAATAAACACACGTATCACGGAGGAAGAATAATGGCTAAACCTGATTTAATTATTGACAGCAATGAACGAGGAACACTATGCGAGTCTGTAGAACGACGTGCCGAGAAAGCAGGTATGACTGTGGCACGCCAAGTGTTGGTGGTCGGTGACTACCAATTAGGAGGGGCGTGTGTTGAAGCCAAGAGCATCAGCGACTTGTTTCAGTCATCACACAACGGTCATCTATGGCGACAACTGGATAACATGGATGCCAACTACGAAAGGTTCTTCCTTCTCGTACACGGTTCTATAGAAAAGCACGTAAGCATAATGAAGAACAAGGGAAGTAAGAATGTTACATACTCACGAGTACAAAGCGAACTGATTGGCACTATCGCACGCATTATGTCTGATTTCAACTGCCAAGTATTTTACACTCCACACGTTAGTGAAGCGGCTATGTTTGTCGTTAAACTACACGACAAGTTGCACAAACCTGCAAGTAAGCATGGTGCTCAAGCAGTGCGCCGTGTAGCGTCCAATGACATACGCATGGACGTGCTGATGGCTATACCCTCCGTAGGACGAGAGATTGCTGAACGCTTGCTTGACAAGTGCGGTAGCATCGAGGAGATGGCCTTCCCTGAATCGTTGAAACAGGTGAAGGGGCTTGGCGAAGCACGACGTAAATTACTGATGAAAGTACTAACGAGTGAAGAAGAAGTAAGACAAGAGCGTAAAGTCCGTCGCTGATTTATAAACTGGCAAAGAGAAAAAAGGTGTGAAAATATGACAGAAGCAAGCAATTACAAAGCAGTACAAAAATTCCCAGTTCTTGATGCATACTTGCATCATTTTTCGAGAACATCAATGAACAATGAGATACCGGGCCTACTGTCCTTTTTCTATATCCAAGGACAACTGGCATTACCGTACATTCGTATACCGACAGGTGACACGCACCTTGACCCTCGTGTACACGTCTTTTGGATTCAGCCATCGAGAACGGGTAAGTCGATTGCATGGAACTTCATTGGTGACATCATGGAGAATGTCGATTTACCAACCGAGTTGTTTGCTTCGGGTACAGACGCAGGTCTGATTGGTTCAACGAATGTCGTCATGGATGAGAACGGTAAACCAACAAGCGAGGTTGAAACGGTCGAAGGACTTCTTGCAGGGCGCAAGGGTATCAACTTCGATGAGGGTTCTATTCTTCTTACCCCAAACAAGCACAGTCAAGAAACTGTTCTGTATCTACAGACAGCCTGTAACCCTGTAGGTAGCGGAAACAATGTACTCGTGAAGCACATGAAGGGCAACAAGATTGAGTGTCCTTCACTGGTGTCGTTATGGATTACAACGTACCCACCAAAGGGTGTCAAGGAGTATGTCTTGACGAAAGGTATCTTTCAGCGTGTACTGTTGTACTGGGCACACTGGGACATGGACATGCGTCAAGAGGTGAGCAACACTCGACTGGGTACATTCTTCCGTAAGCCAAAGCAGGTCGAATACACAAAGGACGACATCTACGATTACTTTACAACAACCGAGAAGCGCATACGTGACCGCCTTCTCAACATGGGTGAAATTACATTCACGCAATGGGACGAGATGACAAATGACGAGAAAGAAGACCTTGTACAAGAAAAGATGTGGGACATGTTTACTGCTTCAAGTGACTATGAAACCGCACTGTATCAAGCGTCTGATGAGATATATGACCTACTACGCAACATGGATGCGGCAATGTCTGAAATTGTAGCATCCTTCACACCTGCGGTTGAGAACTATCTCGGTATCTTTTCAGTACACATGGCTCTACTCGATGAGAAGTGGGAAGTCAAGCCCGAACACGTAGATATGGCGCATGAGATTCTTTTCGACCTGTTCCAAAACCTCATTGCGTGGCTTGAGGATTCTGTCGAGATTGGTGGTAACAAAGCAAAGGAAGCCAAGTTGCAAGATGATATGCTTAAGGCGTATGGCGAATGTGCAGGATATGAGTTGGATGGTCATGGTGACGGCTGGCGAATGCAATCAAGCGTATGGAATCAGTATATGTCACATACGGGAGTGAGCAAGAGTACCGTACAGCGTCACTTCAAAGACTACGGACCAAAACTATTCAATCGCAAAAAGAGCAACGGACGAATGTACTACAGACGCAAGGGTGATAATGGTGAGCGATAACGTAATGGCACTTGATATTGAAACTGGTAACTTCTCTTGGGAGATAGGTGGTTGGGACAAGACGGCTTCGTTTGAGCCTACAGTCGTGGCTACATGGAATGGTGATAGTGGTAATGTATATTGCAACAAATCGCTTTCTATAGATGCTACTGTCAAAGCCCTACACCCACGTACACTCGGTGACGATTTATCCGACCACGTAGAGAAAGGTGGCTCAATTATCGGTCATAACATCAAGTCCTTTGACCTACCAGTGCTACGAGATGCACTGGACTGTTGGACAGCAGGTGACATGCTCAAGAGCGATAGTGTCATCGACACAAAGAATCTCGTGAACAAGGCATCCCTATCGCAACAGAAGGTGATGACCGACCTAAATTCCCTTGTCAAACACACGTTGGGCGACAGTAAGTTAATGAACAGCGAAGATGCGCCTACGGCTTGGAGGAACGGACGATACGACGAGGTGGCGAAGTACTGCTTGAGCGATGCTCGGCTTACTTACGACCTCTACAGTTTCGGCAAGAGCGAAGGCTATGTACGTTCTCGTGCTGTTGATACGGGACAAATAATTGAAGTTGAGGTGAACTGGAATTGAAGAAAGATAAAGAACAAACAAGGACGAATGCACAAGCGATGAACATACGGGCGGCAAGGACGATTGCTGAAACCGTCAAGTCTACGCTTGGACCGATGGGTATGGACAAGATGTTGGTCGATGGACACGGCAACGTCATCGTAACGAATGACGGGGCTACCATCCTCCGTGAAGTCGATGTGTCACATCCGGGTGGTAAGATGATTGCCGAAGTAGCAAAGACACAAGAGAACCTATGCTACGATGGAACAACAAGTACAGTCGTACTTTCAGGGGCATTGCTTGGACATACCGAAGCATTGTTCGCTAAGGGTTTGCACCCGAATGTGATTTGTCGTGGGTATCACGAGGCTTCACAAATGGCAACCAAGTACTTGCAAGATGAAATTACAATGCTTGCCGAAGGACGTGATGAAACACTATCTGTTGCTAAGACAGCAATCACTGGTAAGACCCTTGAGCATTCGCTTGACCAAGTAGCCGAACTGTGTGTATCGGCTGTTGAGCAAGCGGGTGATGCGAAGTCTGTTCGTGTGGTATCGTTTCCGGGTGGCTCGGTCAATGATTCATCCCTGTTCAACGGTGTCATCGTGAGCAAAGACTTCGTGATTGAAGACGAGTCTGATGCAAGCGAGTACTACCACATGATGCTCATCAATACTGGCCTTGACGTTGAGAAGAACGAAGAGAACGTGCAAGTGCAACTCGATGCACAGTCATACAGTACGTACAAGTCGGCGGGTAAGGCCGATTTGATTTCAAGAGCCAAAGAGATTGTTGATGCTTTCAAAGGTAAAGTAGGTATTGTTTTCGTACGTGATGGGGTCAATGACCACGTTTGTGCGTACCTCAAGAAGAACGGTATCTATGTTGTACGCCGTACGCCTGAATCCGCTATGCGTGCCATGAAGCGTGCTACAAACAGTGTCATCTACCAAACCGTTGATGACATCGAAGACATGACAATGACAAAGGTCGTACGTGAGATGCACAACGACATATGGTATTTGTTCGTACATTCAAATCACAAGGGGAGCAAGGAGGCTACGCTCGTCTTGCGTGGTGCGACTACGCACACACTGGAAGAAGTCGAGCGTGGATTCGATGATGCTCTTGGTGTCGTATCAATGGTGATTGGTGATGAGAAGGTCGTCGTGGGTGGAGGCAATGCCTACGCTCGCATGGCCGTCTATCTACGCCAACATGCGGCACAGGTAGGGGGTAGAGCACAGATGGCTATTGAGGCGTTTGCTGATGCCTTAGAAACCATCCCTGCGACCATTGCCGAGAATGCAGGTCATGACCCACTCGATACCATCCTTGAACTACGTCACCGTCTGATGGACGGCGACCTCACGGTTGGTCCTGATGTTGAGAACGGAGGTGTGTGCGACATGCTCAAGTTGGGCGTGCTTGAACCTGCTGAACTCGTACGTCAAGCAGTGCTTAGTGCGGCTGAAGTCACGAATGCTATCCTACGCATTGATGACATCATTGCACGACGAGGCGTTGAGTGATGGGGCGGTTGCTTGACCGCTTGAAGGTCAAGTGCCGAAGATGCACACATTGGCACATACCGAGAAGGCTCACTGCTCGCTACATTGACGGTGAAAGAGAACGACTGCACATGTTGCAGTGCAAAGAGTGCGGTCACTTTTGGATTGACAGTGCGTTCAATCGTCAATAGTGCCAAGCCATGTTAGGACAAACCCTGCGATAAAAGATATAATAGAAAGTAAAATAACTTCTATTACTCTCATATAAATCATAGCCAACTCAGTACTGTTTCTATCGTAGGACATGCGCCCCAACCTGACGGCCACTCGTCACTTAGGATAACGAGTCCATCTCCGTCGTCACGGAATAAGTGCAAATGTTCATCATAAACATAGAGAGGGTATCTTGCTTCCATTGCTTCCTTTATTGACGGCATCAAATCAACTCCGAAACTCTAAAATATGTAAGTGCAGTGTTACTTGCTTGTACTTTGTATGTACCTGATGAAAAACTGGCATTAGCGTAGTGGCGTAATCTGTCATTTGCATCTAATTTGACTACGGTTGTTAATTGATTTTTTTGTCCCGAACCCGATACTTCTCGTACAACAATATCAGGGTAGGTTGAGCCGCCATCTGTCGATTTATAGACCATTGAGAATGACCAAGTGGGGGTAAGATTCAGATAAAATCCTACACTGACAAGATAGTAGCCATCTCTTGGTGCGACAAAGGCATAGTCGCTGGCGAGAAAGTCGCTATTTTCATCGTATTCTGTCGTACTGTGTTGTATGACAGTCGGGACTTCGGTCGTTAGTGCTGCACCTTCTGTTGTTATTTTCGCAAACATGTGTGCTCTCGTAGTAGGTATCGCATCCAACTTCGTCTTGTCGGCACTCGACATCGAACCTGCCGCACTGGTTGTAGCCGCACTGATACCGATTGTACCTGTCGTTGTAATTGTACCACCAGTGATTGGGGCGGTTGTCGCAATAGAAGTTACTGTACCTGTCGCTGTACCGATGACCTCAATACTGTTCCAAGATGTGTTAGTTTTATCGTAAACGTATTGTTTCACCGTTTGACCAAACGCACCCAATGAGTTGAAATTGACAGTGTTACTACCATGTAGATTCTTGATGGTAATGACGTGACCATCAGGGAATGTACCGCTTGGTGTCACTGTACACGTACCACTGGGCGTGAGCATGAGTACATTCTCATCAGCCGACGTAACAGTAATACTGGTGGCTGTAGAAGACAAAACCGAGTTGAAGATACGACGTGTAAACCGATTACCACCTGAATCCTTACCTGTGTAAAACATGACTTGGTTACCTTCGCTATCGTACGATTGCCACATAGCACCCATACGGCTATTCGCTAACGCACCTGCCTCCTCACCACCACCGTGTAGGTTGTCGAGGTCAGTGTGTGAATCGACCGCAGTTGTAGCACCTACTGCGCCTGATGTGACTGGTGTAAAATAAATTGGACTTGGTTTGATGAACACTCGCTTATCGTTGATTTCAGTTACTTTCAGATTTAAATCACCTGAACCACTTTCGTAGACACATCGTAGAACAGCAAGGACAACAGATTGCTTGACGTTTTGAGATGCACCCTTTTGTGTAGGCGCATTAAGAAACGAATGCGGGGCTAATGGATAGCCACTGCTTACAGGCGTACCCATCTCCCAGTAGATACGCTTGTTTGCATTTGTAGTATCATTGACAGATGATACGTAGATGACAACCAGTGCTTCTTGACCCGATGTTAATGCTGATACAGTGCCACTAACAGACTTGTAGTTGCTCGCATTTTGAATGTCTACATCGACTGTTGTTCCGCCACCAAATTCGTATGCTACACCGTCGATGACAGCATAGCCTCCTCGTACCACAACTTCGTAGTGATTGGACGATGCTTTACCGTTTACATTACCCGCTAAATTAAGTGGGTTGTTACGGTCACTGTCACCTGATGCGGTGTCTTCTTCAAGAAGAATCCCGTTACCATGTACTCCTTCGTACAGGTTTGTTAGTGTGGGACTGATGATGTGCTCACCATCAAACAACCCATCTTCAGCAGTAGGCGTAGCCAAACTGGTGTGAGTCGTAAGCGTCATGTTCCCTTTCGTATGTCCTGATAATGGATTTCCTGTCATATTTTCACCTTTCTTATACAGACATTTGTCTTAAATTTTCTACCATCTGATTGTATTGCGGATTGTCACCGTACTCAAAGAGTTTCTTTTGGTACGGGTCTTGTTTTATAGAATTTAAAAACGACAACGTATTTGATGTGCGAAGATAATCACGCATTTGCTCTTGCCAATTTCGTAAATCACCATGTTCCCTCCATACATCAAATGCAGGTCGATAGTCCTTCACTCGCTGTGTTAATTCATTCAGTTCGTCGGCATCAACATGAGGAAAATTGCTTGTAATGTTACTATTAACAATACCTCGTTGATAGTCAATTGGATTTTTATAAGGAGAAGCAAATAAACCGTAAGAAGGGTCAAAAACTTGCACTTGACCATCTTTGATACCTACGTTTGCACCCTTTACATCTTTTAAATTTAAGAATTGCATTAACGGGTCGTTTGTTATGCGGTCAAGTTCATCTTTATTACTTTGATTTCTATAGTCGTATTTACCACTTCTCCCAAATACCTCGTCCATTTGCACTTGTTCGGTTTTTCCATCAGAAATTGGTGTTTCAGGTATTATGGGTTTACCCATGTCAGCAAGTGCTTGTGATATTGCAAGAGTACCAAAACGGTCAGCGAATGGACGTTCTCTAAGGTCACTTGAAACCTTTGTAACTGGTTTCCTTTTATCGAAAGGTATTGTGGCTTCTCGATACATACCACTCGCTTTATCGGAATCATCAGCCTTGAGGAAAGCCCACGCATCTTCAAAAGCAAACATCATGCCACCTCAATTGTAATTTCAATTTTGACTTCGTTACTCGTCGTTTTTGATATTGGTTTAACTGTGAATCTACCTACAGGGGTGAAGTCATTGGTGTTTCGTAGTTGTAGGTATACTTCTTTGATTGCTTCGTTGAATGCTTGAGTTTGGGGAACAATAGCCTCTACCAATAGCGTAGCATCGTCTACAATGGTGATGGTAGGTGTGAGGGTCATCGCAGGGCGACCAGTCCCACCGTCGTCACTGGTGGCAGGTGTACCATCAAAACCAATGATAACCTCATTGATGTTGTCACGAATCGTTTCAAGCAACAATCTTCGTAGGTGATTACTTACTGGGATGAGTATACCTCCTTTGTTTGTGCTAAGTGGTGGCTCTTGTTACCACCGAGTGGTTCGTTACCACCACCAATTTTACCCCTCGTGTTGCCACCAATCAAGATTGCGGTCGAATAGACAGCATTTTCGATAACTTTGGTTTCAAACCGCAACTCCACCTTACCGAATAATGCCAAGTTCGTATCAACCACTTGCATGTATGTAGCGGGATTTGTTTCATTAGCATCTATTGTAGAGCCTTCGTTGATACCTTGCAGTATACCTTCAAGACCGACTTCAACATTCATAAGAGCAAAATCGCTACGGTTCTGAAGAGGATAGTGTCGCACCTCGGTGATGAGTTTGTTTCGACCTTCGTGTACCACAGTCATACCGGGGCGTACATTGAGTGAATCGTAGTTGTTGTTGATGGTTTGCGAGCCTTTCATCAGTGATTGACCACGCAGTATTTTACGTGCAACTCTACGTGCGCTCATCTTACTTCGCACCGTGTGGTCTACGATAGGTGCAGGTGCTTCACGTATGTCTGTAACTTGTGATTCGGTATCGTCCACTGTGACGATTACAAGGTCATTGAGTGCCATTGGTAATCCTTGTACTGTCACACGATTGAACGTATTATCAACAGGGTTTGATTGTGTAGTGTTTGATAGTTTGTCGGTGATGTTAATTGTGCTTTCGGAGAATGTAAGCGGAATGTACAGTAGATTACCAAAAGCATCGAGCAATACCATACGGCCATCATGACGAGCAAGATAGCGTAGTGATGTCATGAGGTTCGTATTTTGGAAGTCCTTAGCAATGAAGCGTGTGCTGTGATGACGGTGTGTTGCGACTGTGTTTTCAGGTCGTGCAATATTGACGCTTGTTACTCCACTGTCCACCGACTCACCCAACTTGATAGCCAAGTCCGTTGTACGCAGTCCCACGTCCACTGGCTGTCCGAGTTTCACAATATCACTGGTAAAGCCAATGTCTTGCAGTGTGCGGCCTTTCATGTTACGTAGGTTACCAAACACACCGATGGTGCTGTTCTCAACATCACTCAATACGATGCGCTCGGATGGGTTGTCGGCGTTGTAAAGGAGGATAGGTATGTTACTCGAAGACAAAGTTTCCCCGTTAAAGTATGGAACGCCAGTATATTCGTGACCTGATTTTTGTACGTGTGTGAGTTGTACGCCACCCTCGCTCTCAACAATCTGATAGCGGGTTTGAGGCATGACTTGCAGGTTACGGGTGTTGTTCTTCTCGACCGTAATCTTTGCTTTGTTTGACGTTTGCACGCTTATGCGACCATGATGAACAGCGTTATCGACAAAGACTGGCTTACGTACGTGGTCCATAACCTCGTTAGCATCGGTGTCATAACGCCCAGTGCTGGTGTTTGTGATGAGTGTCATGTATCATTCCTCCCTAAACCATCAGGCCACGCTTTTCCTCTTCCTCGGTGAGCGTGCATTTTTGGAACCATAACCAATCTTTCAGGTGGTATATCACCTTCAATAAACGCTTCTGCTCCCTCCCCGCTATATCCTTTATCTCGGAACTGTCCCATTGATGCGTCTAAGGGCATACGAATACCTACAACTCGGCTGTAAGGGTCATTCAAACCCATATTGGTTACATCTTGCCCATGTAGAAGCCTTTGTTCTTCAACAAAGTCATTAAAATTTGATGCGGGAGCAAACCAATTACCCCTTTTTCCTGTCAAATCAAAAGGTTTCACACCAACTCTATTTTTAGGGCTGTGAAACAAATACGGTTTTTCCCAATCAAGAGAGTCACTCGATGGTGGTTTAGCCTTCATCCCTTCATGTATGAATGACTCATATGGTTGTGCCATACTTTCATCAAAATCTTCAACATTTAATTCTTCTCGCAATCTATCTTGATTTAATTTAGTTGGTTGGTTTGAAATTGCAGTCATCGGGCCAAAAGGACTTGGAAAATCAGGATGAAACTCACCAAGTGTGGTTTGGCGTGTGGCCTTGAGTACGACCCATGCTTCACTAAAAGGCATCATTTTCCACGCTTCCCCCATGTCTTAGGACGTTGTGCTCTCCAATTGATAGGGATTCTCACAAGTCGTTCAGGTGGTATGTCTTGTTGTACCCAAGCCTCCGGTCCTTCTTCTGTCCGGTTTCTAAATTGTCCTCGAACGTCCTTCAATGGCATCCTTACACCTAACCCCATACGAGTAGGTGTTTTACTTCCCGCACTACTTTGAAACACCGAATGTCCTTTCATACCTGCGGGATGAAACCATGTTCCTTTACCGCTTAAATCAAATCGTTTAAATTTATCATCAAGTTCCTTACTATGTTCTTCCCAAATTTGGGCTTCTTCAGACGCAGGTGTTGCTTTCAATCCTTCTGTAATAAGTGATTGAGGAGATTGTGGTATTGTATTATCAAACGTATCACCATATATTCCTCGATGGACATCGAAATTATCATACCACTTTTGTGTAGGATGATAACGTATCATAGTCACAGGACCGTACGAACTGGGAAAGTCGGGATGAAACTCACCTAATTCGGTTTGGCGTGTGGCCTTGAGCAACCGCCAAGTGAGGTCCATTGGTTCGCCTGTGTAAATATCCTGAAAACCTCGCCCCCTCTTTCCTTCAACTTGTTCTAAGGTATCTGTTGGGCCGTAAGCCCAAGCACTTGAAAAGTCGGTTTTTGATGAAGGTTTCATTTCTAAACCCAAGAATTTACCTGTTTGTGGCTCAGGGAGTTCCCATGGTGTATTTTCTAATTCTCTCAAATTAACCTCTCTTTGTATCTCATCAAAGTCCACAGGCGTTCCTTCTAATTGATTTTCAATCATAAAACCCATATGTTCGGAGTCGGCGTGTTCGGGGTTTCCCCACCCTAAATTGTGAGCACTCCAAATCGGATTTCCCTCGTTATCTCTTTCAAAAGAAAAATTAGGGTCATCAAGCATGTCACGAATATCACCCTCAAACCATCCGTGTTTTAAGCGATTTAATGCTTCGTGGCTCATTAAACCAAAAGGTCGAGGTAATTTTCTGTCCATACCGGGTTGAGTATCGTCAATTCGATAATCAATAGAGTCCTCATAATCACCTCCACTCATTAGCAATCTTTTGACCTCTTCAACATCATACGCCTTGAGAAAACGCCATGCCTTCTCAAACATTTTTCCACCTCAACAGTTCCATCGCTTGAGAGCCGCACCCTTCGGAGTCAATTTGCCTTTCTTCGATGTTGGTCCTTTCATACCGCCCATTCTTGCACAGAATGATTTACGACGCTTGGCTTTCTTGCTACCGGGTTTGAGTTTGCTCGGTTTTGTTGTCACAGGTGGCTTGAGGTTTGCGCCAGTTTCACGCTTTGCTTTGGCACGTCCTTTAGCATTTAAACCACCCTTTCTGTGATGTCGATTTGGATTGTAACCGTGAAACGGCTTACTCTTTTTCTTTGCTTTCATCAACGCTATTGCATTTTCCATTGGTGTACAACAATCGCAAAAGTCGTATTCAATCATGCGCCATCACCTGTGTGGTCTGATGTGTTGTAGGTTACATCACCTTTATGTCCTTTTGGATGAAGTGCCTGTGAGAATCGTGGCACTACGGAGAAGTCCATGCGCTTTGTTGTTTCATCACTGTCAATGCGAGAGCGACGACGTGCCGCATCAGCACGATAGTGTTGGAGCGTGTTTTCGCTGATGACGATACGGGTGACCGCATTGTTGAGTTTTGTACTATCAAATGTCGCTTCACCGATACCAAGCAACTTCGGACCCTTGCTTACTGGTACAGACTCGTCACCACTAATGTCCATAACGTACAAGGGTGCGTAAGGCGGATTGGTATCAGGATTGGTGCTACGGATGTAGTAGCCTGAACTTGCACGACCGTTTTCCACCTCGTACATGTAGATACCATACTTACCACCAGCAGTAGCCGAGAAGTAGTTTGCACCGTATTGCGGGGATGATGAGTGCAGGTTGTTGTTTGGTCGGAACATCTCAACGTGTTGCTTGTCAAGCAATCGTACTGGTCTAAGCATGAAAGTAACTTTCTTGTCGGTCAAGTTTGTTTGCTTGTTGCTTACGTGTACGTTTGTTTCGTACGGGTTTGATGTCTTGTTTGACCCGCTTATACCGCCCCAATCTTTGTCACTGATAGGTGCAAGGAAGTTGCGGGTTTCAGCGAGGTATGTACCACCCATTGGGTTGAAGTTGGAGGTGTGGGTCAAACGCATTGCACCACCCTGTGGCTGTCCAGCGAAGGTTAGGCCAGTAAGGTCGTAATCGGCAAGCGTCTGTGAACCTGCGGTCAAGCCACCCTCCATAACCACTCGTTGCCCTACGTTGCGGTCTGTGTGTAGGCTGTGCGCTTCTGTGTTGATAGCAATAAGGTTGTCATCCACACCCTCGATGTTCTCGCTGTCAATACCGATACGTGGGCTTGACCGACTGATAGCATCCTTGTGTGGTGTGTCGCCAGTGAAGTCTTCTACACGGTCACTTGCTACTGCTTCAGGTTTGAGCAGTCCATCTTCATCAACACCCAATCGAGCACTGATACCACGCAGTACTTCGTTGGGTTGCAGTACATCGTTACGTGGGCGCACGTAACCGTCTGATGTGTTCGGCTCGGCAGTATGGTGCGAAAGAACAACCCCTGTAGCGTGATACGGCTCATCAAGGTCTGTGAGTACATCTTCGTTGAACATGGTCGGATAGCGTACACCTCGACCGTTACCCATGTCACCGACACGATGTGGGTTGGTTGGGAAGAAAACATCGACTGGGTTTGCTGAATCGTTGTTGTTCACGTTGTTGATTCGTCCCGCCATACGTGGGAAGTTCACATCAGTAGCCGTTAGGTCTGAATTGGTGAAATCGACAAGCGTTTTGAGATTGAC